TCTTTCTTGTTTGTCGTTGCCATAGCAATCCATGGCTCCACGAAGCATTTTCCTTTCGCATCAAGTTCAGCTTTAGGTGCGTAATACATTTGATTGTTAATGACATCAATGATGGCACGCGTGGGTGGACGTTCCACAAACGCTGCTTTATCATTCGAAACATCATCAAAAATCATGACAAGCTTGTCTGATGTCCAATTGGACATAAACTTGTCGGCAGGGTTGTACGCACATCTGTACTCTTTGTCAATGGGCATGCCTTGACTTGTGAGAACAGCGTCAATGAGTTGATCACCAAGTGTAGTTTTACCTTGGCTACTTTCACCAAAAAGCTCAATGGCCCAAGGGGAATGTCGAACTCCCGATGCAATTTTCATGGCTACAAAGTCATTTTGCATGGTGAGAACTTTCATCACCTTGTCCATCACAAGCTTTTTGTCCAATCCTCGTAAGGAATGGGAGAGGTTGATGAGTGAAGTGGATAATCGATTTAATCGCTTTTCAAATTCTTGATCTGACATATCGGCAAATTTTCGCAAATTGCCATTTTTAACAAGATCAAACCAAGCTGTCACGCGAGCATATTCGTTATCCAATTCCATCGCAGTACGGTCATTGACAAGCAAAGGCTTCAATGAGCCAGTTTGGAAACAAAGATAAGCACCTTCAGCGAAGAAAATCACAGTCTCGAAAATCGCCTCAGCGACATCAACGGCAGACATATGTTTCTCACACAAATCAGGTGCAAATAATTTGAAATCTCCAAGGTTAAATGTCAATGATGAAACATCACATAAACCAAGGAGCACTAAACATCCAAGAAGTTTTGACACTTGCTTGAAGCTCTGTTCCCTTTGCAAAGTTGCCAATTTTGCTGCAAATCACGTAAACAATCAAGCCATGGTGGCGTAGTGTCCGATTGTGGAGCTATCAAAAGCTCTTCAATGAATTCTTTGATTGTTCGAAACATGGATTTTGATGTCCTCCCTTGTGCCCACGTCAGCACGGACGTGGTAACACCAAGTGGTGTTGTTTGTTGTGTGAGATTAACGATCAATAACAAAACACCTTCGGCTTCGCGAAGGATCTTGTCAGGAAC